ATATGGACTTTATGTGTACGTCTTTTGTTAGGGGTATTACATTAGACAATTCTATTGTTATTGTAGACGAATGTCAGAATATGACAGATATGGAATTAAACTCTATAATGACACGAATTGGTGTAAACACTAAAGTTATTTTTTGCGGTGATTTTAGACAAACTGACTTATATAAGAGACATGATATGTCAGGATTACAAAAATTCATGGTTATCGCCGAAAATATGAAATCATTTAAAATTGTTGAGTTTACAACAGACGATATTGTACGTTCTGATCTTGTTAAAGAATACATTGAAGCAAGGCTAAAATATGAGGATGAATACGGCACCTAACGTAAGTTATTGATATTCTTACAAAAGAAATTCACTATTTTTTGTAAAAAAGGCTTGACTTTTGCTGAAATAGGTGCTATAATGTACGCATAAACAATGAGAAGTGAGGAAAATATGAGAACAGAACTTAAAGAAGTAGTAGAAAAACTTTGTCAGGATATTGTAGAACAACACTGCAAAGATTATCCAACTTTAGCAGACGGCTTTAATTGTACTTACAAGGCTGGTAGAAAGTTTATTAAAATCATCAGAGAGGACCAACCTGGTTCCAGATCTGTTTGGGGTTTTATTAACTTAGCCCATGAGAAGTTCAAAGAAGGCGATGTACTTTTAGCTCAGGGTTGGGCAGGTCCAGCTCTTAACAAAGCTAGAGGTAACTTGTTTGATGGTTTTGAAATGAACCGTAGGCTACAATACGGACCAGGTTACTGTTCAGGTGTTATGGCAGGAACTCCAAGAGATGGGACTTTTATTTAATAGTGTTTATTCATAATCTAGTAGAAGTACCTAAACTCAAACAAGTAAATACAGAAAACGGACGGAGGTATGTTACTCCGTCCGGTGATCATTTGCCTTCTGTTACTACAATTTTATCTCACAAATCTAAACCATTTATTCAGGCCTGGCGTCAACGTATTGGCGAGGCTGAAGCAGATAAAATTTCTAAACAAGCCACGACACGTGGTACTCGTATTCACAAACTTTGTGAAGACATTCTTGACAATAAGTTGACAGAGGATACTCATCTAAATTATATTGACAAAGAAATGTTTCGTAAGTTTCGCCCTTTGTTAGACGATATAAATAATATTAGAGCATTGGAGACAAAGCTCTATAGTGAACATTTAAGACTTGCAGGACAAGTTGATTGTATCGCAGAATATAATGGCAAGTTATCTGTTATTGATTTTAAAACATCAAAGAGAAGAAAGACACCCTCACAGTGCGAGAACTACTTCATACAATGTAGCGCTTACGCAATTATGTTTGAGGAACTTACTGGCATACCCGTATCTCAAACTGTTATTTTAATGGCAGTTGAAGGAGAAGAGCCCATAGTGTTTTTACAAAAGAGAGATAACTTTGTAGAAAAACTTTTTGAAGCACGGGACGCATATGAAAACGAAATCCTTAAACGGGGCAACTGAAGCATACGACTTTGACATTTACTCTGATGAGCACATCGAGGATTTGGGCAAACTAGTAGCAAACAAAGCAGTCGTCCTAGTTAAACAAAAATTAAATCAAAAAAGAACCTGGGAAGTCCAAAATAGTTGGGGCGAAGGTGCACAGTCTATTGTTAATCGAGCAGTGTCTCTTAGCAACATGGGTAAACATTGGTCCAGTTTACGACTAGATATCTTCAACGTCTCAAGCGAGATTGAGCCCGAATATCGGGACACCATGAATGTTGTTACCTATCAGCTAGGTAAGAAAGGACGCCCAAAAGGTTTATTTGCCAACGGCTCGTTGGGTTGGCATAGTGATCAGGTTGCTGTTGATGACGGCGCGCGAGTAATTGGTTTAGTATCTGTAGAACATTCAGAAAATTCACAAACTTGTTTCTTATGTACTGCCGAGGCTTACGACAAACTGAGCCAAGAAGACAAAACAATGGTAGATGAACTTCGTAGTGTTTACAAGTGGAATAGAGTCAACTTTACTGGAGATTTAATTGACGAACAAAAAGCATTAGTTCGTTACAATCAGGTTCCAATAGACGGTATGTCTTGTAAGTTACAGCAAGAAACATCAGCCGGTGTTAAAGGTATTCATTTTCCTGGCTCGTTGTTTTCTCACTTCGAGGGTATGACAGAGTATGACAGTTTAAAATTTAAAGAGCATCTCTGGGAACAAATAAATAAACCCGAATACATATACGAACATGATTGGCAAGACGGACAGGTTGTGTATATGGATCAAAATATTACATTACATGCACGTCCAACCAACATTAAAGATGGTAATATGAGAAAGATGTGGAGAAGTGTTTCTTATATGAACAAACTGTATCCTAATCATGGACATTGGGATAGTTATACAGTAAATGGAAAAGTAATGACAGGCGCTGAGTTTATTAGTTTAGTGGATCAGCAAAGATTACAAGAATACAACGAAGGCCAAAAAATAGCAATTTAGGCTTGACAAATTAAACAAAAGGTGTTATTATAAATACCTTGTTTAATATTAAACAAAAGGTGTTATTATAAATACCTTGTTCGATGAAACGGACTGAAAGGTTACTTGGACGCGGGTGCGATTCCCGCCACCTCCACCAGATATGTATTTGTGTATTTGTAACAATGTAAGAGAAAACGATACTGATAGGTATCATCTGATTGGAACAAATTGCGGTAAGTGCATATCTGATGGGGGTGAACAGGTTCGACAGGTAATAAGTAGGAAAGTGGAGGACCAGTGCGGAAGCTACTGTGAAAGCAACAAAACAAATAAATGCCAACGATGAGGTATTTGCTCTAGCTGCTTAAGCTAGACGGGGTATGGGTTCCACCTTGTTATCAAACGGGCCCTTGTATTAAAGGAGAAAAATATGCGTAATGTATTTTTATCGTTATGCGGAATACTAATCCTAGGTGGTTGCAATGCTCTAGATGAAGAGCCAGTTAGTGCAAAAACTATTGAAGCAGCACCTAATATCGAAGCAATACAAGAAGTACAAGACCCGCGTCAAGTGTCTTGTATTGCTAAAAACATTTATTTTGAGGCTAGTGGAGAGCCCCTAGAGGGACAAATTGCTATAGCTCATGTTGTCTTAAATCGTGCAAAATCTAGTAAATATCCTAACACACCATGCGAGGTTGTTTACCAGGCACGTTTAAGCAAGTGGGGTTTAGAACGCGGTAAGGTTATTCCTTTACGAAACCAATGTCAATTTTCTTGGTACTGCGATGGTAAATCCGATGTTATTAAAGATTGGAGTCGTTATAGAGAGTTCGTTAGTATTGCTCACGACGCAATGAGTGGTGAACTAGAAGACAATACAAATGGAGCTTTATGGTATCATGCCAATTATGTTAATCCTTATTGGAACCGTAATATGCAGTTAGTAGCATATCACGGAGTACACAAATTTTATACAAAAAACTATTGACAAATCTTTTTGTATAATGTATAATGTAACACATGATTAATACAATTCCTAACATAATTGTTACTGGAGGATGTGGCTTTATAGGCTCGCATCTTGTAGAACGTTTGTTATACGAAGGCTTCTTTGTTACAGTTATTGATGATAAAAGAGCCGGAGACTTTGTTATACAGCATCCTAATGTTAGGTATTTTATTCAAGATGTATCTAGATTCTCGCCCTTTACACATCACATACCGCCTCCAAATGCTATTTTTCATTTAGCAAACAGTCCCAGAGTAAGACGTTCGATTGATTATCCTGGCGACACAATCTCTAATAACATTTCTACAACCGCGGCGGTATGTGATTGGGCGAGAATTTTTAATTGTAGACTTTACTTTGCTACATCTTCAAGTACACAATACAAGGAATCAAAAAATCCTTACACTTGGAGTAAAAAAGCATGTGAAGATATGATTAGTATGTTTGAAGAACAATATGGTATCTTTTGTACTAAATTGTTTTTCTATAACGTGTACGGACCACGTGAAGCTAATTATGGAGAATATAGCACTGTAATTAGAAAATTTAAAACCGATTATTTAAATGGTCGTCCTTTAACTGTTTTTGGTTCTGGAAAAAAAGAACGTGACTTTACTCATGTTTATGATGTTGTCCAGGGCTTGTTACAGTTATTGATCGATGAAAGAAAACATTCAGACGTACATTTAGGAAAAGGACTGCCACAGAGTATTATGTCAATAGCAGAAGATTTTAATACTGACATTATTTACTCTTTTGATAAACCGGGTGAGGCACAGGTTACGCAGTGCATAAAACCATATATCAATTGTCCTTCTGATGTGCATGAGTATATTGCCGATTGGCTAAAAAGGAATCATAATGGAATTAGTTAAAGACGAGAAAGTAACAGATATTTTTCTCATCACAAAAAAATTTAATACATCAACAGAATTTTCTCAACATATTGAGAAACAAGTATTACGCACACAGCTTAGTCACATGGATGTTTTAGTTGACTATTGTGAAAGAAATGAAATTGAACTTGAGAGTGTGAATAAACTATTGAGCACATCATTGAAAGAGAAAATTAAAAACGAAGCATTGAATTTGAATATGCTCAAGGAGAAAAAAAGCAACGAACTTCCTTTGGATTGAATATGGATCCTTTTGACGTTTACAGGCTGTATCTTTCTTTACGATTACACTTTACAACACCTGATTATGACATTACCAAGTATAAAGGTGCAGTAAAAGGTAAACGAGAAACATTCTTAAAAAGAAAAGATCTTATTGCTATGCGTAAACTAGCTAGAGACTATACTAAGAATGAAATCATAGACTTTCTAGTAGCTAACTTTGTAAGCGGTAATCAATGGGGCGGTATATTTGATACAGAAGCTACAGAAACATACAATTTCTGGTTGACAAAACGGCAAAGGTTGTTGTATACTTTACAAACTGATTTAGACACTATTCTACTTCAACAAGAAATTCGTAGATTAGAGTCAGCAGTATACGATACTGGGCACCCTTTAGTTTTTAAACTTTTAATGTCCAAAGAAATACAGATTGAGACTGTTGTAATTTTAGAAAAATTGTTACCTTTTGTAGATAGATATAAAGAGGATTTTGTGTTACAAGACTATTGTTTATTAATTAAAAAATATAAACCGTTTGTTAAATTCGATAAGGACAAAGTTTTTAACAAGCACAAGAGCGCTTTGAAGAAGGTGTACGGCAATGTCCAAAACTAATCGCAATTTTGATCGCGATAAGAGAATTAAAAAAGTTGTTAAAAAAAGTAAAAAATCGCTTGACAAAATCATAAATAACATATATAATTATGACTCATCACATAGTGGTGAACATGATGACGATCTAGATGAAATGCTAGATCAACTTTACTATGAAGAACGTAATAAAACGTAATATAACGCTATATAAGGAGAAAAAATATGTCGTTTAATTCACTATCTGATCTTCGTAAATCTCGCGGCGGCTTTGATAAGCTAATGAAAGAGGTTGAGAAGATTTCTAACCCCGTCCAGCAATCGCAGGGCGATGATCGAGAATGGAAACCCACAGTAGACAAAGCCGGTAATGGTTTTGCCGTAGTTCGTTTCTTACCCCCAACTAAAGGAGAGGAATTTCCTTGGGTGCGTAGGTGGGATCACGGATTCCAAGGTCCTACTGGAAAGTGGTACATCGAAAACTCTCTCACTACACTAAACCAAAGTGATCCTGTATCCGAACTCAATAGTGAGCTTTGGAACAGTGGTGTTGAGGCTAACAAGGAGATTGCTCGTAAACAGAAGCGTCGACTTGCTTACTTCTCAAACATCTTGGTTGTAAGTGATCCAGGTAACCCTGCTAATGAAGGAAAAGTTTTCCTTTACAAGTACGGTAAAAAGATCTTTGACAAGCTCAATGATATGATGAACCCTACATTTGAAGATGAGAATCCAATCAACCCATTTGATTTTTGGGAAGGTGCAAACTTTAAGATTAAGATTCGTCAAGTGGAAGGTTATCGTAACTATGACAAGTCAGAGTTTGAAGCACCATCACCTGTTGCTGATACCGATGAAGCTATTGAGGCTATTTGGAATCAACAGCACTCATTACAAGAACTAATTGATCCTAAGAACTTTAAGTCTTATGACGAGTTAAAGTCTAAGCTCAATATGGTACTTGGTGCTAGCAGTTCTAATGTAGGTACAGCAGAAGCAGTATCTGCCAAAGACGCTGCAGAAGATGAGGCTTTTCTAAAGTCTGTTACTACTGCCCCTAAGGCACCTGTAACACCTGTTGTGGAGAGTGACGACGAAGAGGATACACTATCCTACTTTGCCAAACTTGCATCCGACGACTAAGGTGTGGGGGGAGTAACCCTCCCCCTTTTTTCTGAAGGCGCCCGTAGCTCAACTGGATAGAGCATCGGCCTTCTAAGCCGAGGGTTGCAGGTTCGAGTCCTGCCGGGCGCGCCAGAAAATTTCTATTTACTACAATTTAAGGATCATCCTTGCTCAAAGCCCGTGTGGTGGAATAGGTAGACACAAGAGACTTAAAATCTCTCGATCATTGATCGTGCCAGTTCGAGTCTGGCCACGGGCACCAATTATTATGGATACTATTGTAAAGTTACTACTAGAGCTTGCTAATACTGTAGAGCCTGTACGCGGTAGTCGTATGGCAGCAGCTATTGTTGATAAAAAGGGACGAATAATAACTATTGGTACAAATAAGAAAAAGTCTCATCCTTTTCAGTTTAAATACAGCAGTAATGACGACGCTATCTTTTTACACGCAGAAACAGAGTGTATTTTAAACTATATTAAGAGTAAGAATAGGCTCAAAGATCTAAGTAAACATACAATGTATATTGTAAGAGCACGCCGCACATCTAATGGAAAAGAGGTTATACCAGGTATAGCCAAGCCTTGTAAAGGCTGTCAGAGAGCCTTAGCGACGTTTGGAATTAAGAATGTCGTGTATACTACTAACAGTTTAGCCGTAGAATCTTCTATCTAAGAAACGTTCCATTGTACTTTGTCGTGTCCCTCTAGGACTAATTCCTGCTGGGGGAAGATTATTAACACCTTTTCCGCCGCTATTATTAGTTATGTTATTAATAACAGCTGGAGGAGGTACAGTAGCTTGGTTAGAAGCTATTTGTGTCATATTTTCTACTGCTGGGCCTGTAGGACTTTCTGCAACCATTGTAGGTTGAATACTTCCCATTGTTGGTGACGGAGAACTACTAGCAGCTGCTAGTGATGAGGATCTTGAACCAGAAGAGGAACTACCAGAAGATAAAGCAGCAGACATTGCCGCCATCGGACCACCCGATGACAAACTTCCGCCACCGCCACCGCCGCCTCCACCACCGGAAGACATCATAGGTGCAGATGCTAAAGCAGCTCCAGATGGTAATGGACCTCCAGATGCAGCAATAAAATGTCCTCCGTGCGAGCCACTGTAATCATTTGCTCTCCATCCATACTGACTACCGTTTTGTCTAATCCATGTATTTGATGTTCCGTGTATGTCCATTGCAGACCCGGTCATGTGTTTGGATCTTGTCGCGCCGCCCACTGCAATATTCTTTTCTAACGATCTTTGACTACTTGCAATATCTGATCCTTTTACGGCTCCATCAGAGTCTGCTATCATTGCAGAAAATGCCTCTGCGTTTTCTTTTGTAAATATTGCGGGCCTTCCTTGTGCGTCTACAACCGGATTACCATCAGGATCCAATGGTTGGAATCCATCACCGGTTTCTGGGTGTGAATTTTTTACCGCTTTTCCTTTGGCTTTACCATCTTCGCTATCGTCTCCATCTCCTGACTCTGGTTCCATAGCAGGACCGTTTGCTACTGCTTGTTCTTTAGTCTCATCTGCACTTGTACCTAATAAACCAAATGTTAAACCACTTAATACACTACTACCAGCGTTCTTAAGTTTGTCGCCAAAACTAGCATTTTCGTCTGCATTGAATCCTTTGTAAGCATCATATGCAGCTAATCCTGCTGTAACAGGAAGTGCAACTTTACCTACTACACGGCCAGCTGTTTTGAGGCCGGACATCAATCTGCCACCAACGCTCGTTGCTTTAGCAGCAGTTTGTCCTCCGCCGCGCGCCATGGTTGCAGTTAGTGCGGCATCTCCTGATCCCATACCAGCTATTGTTGCTCCTGCTGCACCTGTTGCAGCAACTGCACCTGATGATGGAAGTTGCGCCGCCGCTCTATCAGAGGCATCTTGTAAACCGTCGGCAGAGTTTCCCATATTTTGGCTTGGTAACGCACCCATCTCGGCAGCATTGTCATACAAAGCCGCATCACTAGCATTAAGTTCTCTTTGCAAGGCTTCCTGCTCGGCCGCGTCACCTTCTTGATTTTTTAATTTTTCTAATCTGGCATTGGCTTCTTCTCTTGTCTCGCCTGTGAGTGCTCCACGAATGCCTGCCATAGAATCATTGGTACTTCCTTCTCTTGGTACTGCGTCTCCTTGTGTTGTGTCTATAGGATTACCAGACTCATCTACAGCAGATACATTAGGATCTGCAAGTGCAAATCGTCGATCTGCTCGGTTTTTTGCTCTGTCATAAGCAGTTTTTCCTGAACTTGCTTCTTCACCTGAACTTGCAGCATCTGCTTGTTCTTCATCATCACCACCAAATATTTTGGATGCACCGTATCCTAGTAGTGCTGCACCGCCTGCTATTAAAGCACCTCTGCCTCTTAATAGCTTTCCTGCACCCCTCATTAATGCACCGCCAGCTGCTCTTGCACTACCTACAATTCTTCCACCAACATTTTTTGCACCTTGTAGTAATTGTCCACCTTTTGCTTTTGCTGAAGCAAAAAGTCCACCGGCGCCTGCACCTGCCGCAGCGGTACCGAGGAGGCCCACGCCACCGCCACCACCACCGCCACCACCAGCGGCGCCCATTCCCCCTGACATGTTTTCTAAAATGTCACGAATTTCTTCTAATAACTTAACAACATCGTCTGACTCTTTTACACCACCATCAAAACCTTCTTTTGCTAATTGTTCTTTTTTAGATTGTTTTATTTCTCTTTGTTCTTTTTTGTCGTCGTCTTTTGCTTCTTGCTTTGTAACTTCCAATAACTCGCCAGCAGTGTTGAGCCCGGTGTTTTGTTGTTTCTGCTCAAAGGCGACAGCGGCTTCTTTTTTAGCAACAGCTTCTTGTTGACCGGCTGTATAAAAATTAGACAATCCTCCGGTGTTAGGATCGCCAAATAATCTTGTTGGTGAGAACGCCTGCTTTATTGCCTTAAACCCTGTGGCGTCTTGATCTATGTTTAAGGCTTCTTTAATACGGCTTCCTTTATTTAAATCTTTTTGTAATGTATCCATGCCTAACTTGCTAATAAGCGCGTCTCCTTGCTCACCTGCAGTTAGTCTTAATGTCTCTTTTTGTTGTATAATTTTTTGTTTTGCTTCTAAAGCGTCTTGCCCTCTTAGAGTTTGGGCATTTTGCATCATATCAATAAGTTTTTTCAACTCATCTTTTGTACCAGGCTCTGCTTTATCCATCATTTTCTGGATAGAGCCAGCGTTGTCACCTAAACTTCTAGATATATTAGCAGATGCTGAAGATATACCAAACTGATTTGCTTTTGTTGTTGTAGCTAAAGTGGGGCCTGTAGTTGCACCCTTTTTAATAGAGTTGGCAAGCATTGAGATACGACTTTCACTATCTTGATATGCTTCTTCATTAGCATATCGTCCTGATTTTTCGTCTCTGTATTTTGTCCTGCCTTGTTTGTCTACTTCTTGTCGTACAGTAGACTTACCGCCAATACGCACTTTATCCATTGCGTTAACATCTTCACCGCGAACATCTTTCTGAGACTGATCTTTAATCTCTCTTTCTGCGGCAATCCGTTCGTCAGACTTTTGATCAACAGCGGAAGAATCGCCTTGGCGCGCACCTTGAGCATCGCCAGACAATTGCTTTTCTAATCGTCGAACCTCTTTTCTTTTTCTAGAAACTTTTAGTTTGTGATCGGCTGCTTTTTTGCCTTCTAAACCAATACCTTCTTCTAGAAGCTGTTCTAATTCTTCCTGTGCCTGTCTAATTTTTGAACGGTCTAATGCCATTTTTTAACCCTTGTTTTGTTGTTGTTTTTCTGCTTTCTTAGCCAAGTGCTGTATCAACATAGTAACATAAACTTCTCTTTCCCAGGGCATCATATCTTCTAACTCTGTTAAACTATAATGATGTTCTTGCATCAATAAGAAATTCGTTTTGTAATAATTCTCCAACGAATCCTGAGAAAGAGTTAGCCGAAAAAATGTTCATATCCATTAATGTAAACTTGATTGTCCTCTTTACATTTGGGACAATTATAATCAATAGTCTTTTCCAAATAAGGCATTGTTTCAAAGTACTCTCTGATATCTTTTAATGTCTGAATTGGTAAGCCTTCAATGAACTCGAGTGCCTCTTCGTCACTTACTTCTGAAAAGTCAATAACTTCATCTGCAGTATACACATTTTTAATACACGCTCTGATAATATCTAAATCATCAGTTTCTTCAATTTTAGAAACTAATGTGCTTGTCGGGTATCGTAAAATTAATCCTGCTTCTTCATTTACAGCAATTTTTTTCTCATAATCAACGTCATCTCTATTAAGTGTAAACTCATTAAAGTTTACCTCCCATGGCGAAGTTGCATCGCAGTTTCCACAAATTAGTGTAAATGGGTGAGTTTCTCCCACCGATTTTGCTTTAATTTGTAAAAACAACCACTGTAAATCAAACATAGTTAAATTTTCAACATTTAACTCGTCTAATAAACAGTTTTGGCAAACTTGTTGACAACAAGCAATCATTTCTTGATAATTGTCAGACGCAGCTGCCATTGTTAATAGTTTTTCTTCCTTTACAAGGAAGGGCCTACATTTGTATTCTTTTTTAC